GGTGCTGCATGGTTTAAAGCTAAATACTTCAGAGACCCTCAGTTCCAAAGAAAAGCAGTAAGTTATGCAAGATGGTGTGATGAGTTATTCGCTGATCTCAAAGTGCCATATTATATAGAAAACCCAGTGTCAGTCTTGTCAACAAAATGGCGTAAACCAGACTACCGTTTCCACCCATATGAATACGGTGGTTACATCAAAGAAGGTGAAGAAGAACACCCACTATACCCTGAATACATAGCTCCAAGTGATGCATACTCTAAACGCACATGCTTGTGGACAGGTGGTGGGTTTGCAATGCCAGCAAAGAATCCAGTAGCTTGTGAAAGTTACGGGTCAAGCACACAACATAGAAAACTTGGCGGCAAATCAATGAAAACTAAGAATATAAGAAGTGCAACTCCAAGGGGTTTTGCTGAAGCAATCTATCAAGCTAACAATTACAGAGGTGCAAAGTAAATGGATCCAACCATTGAGGAATCAGCAATAAACTCACAAATAAATGGTAACCACTACCTAGTCTTAGGTGTACAACCTCTTGAAGCTACGTATGCTAACTTCGGTTACGATGGTGTACGCGCATCTGTTTATACAAAAGTAAATAAATACCTTACAAGAAGCAAAGGTTCACATCGACATGACCTTGAGAAAGCAATCCATGTATTGCAGATACAATTAGAATATCATAAGAAATATACTGAATAATTGTAATAAAAAGATTAAGGCCAACTACGGTCTTAATCTAATTAATTTTATTAAACCGACAAAGAGGACTTGCTCATGGTTTTTGACACAAAGACATGGCTTAAAGCAGTTGTAATAAACTATGACAGAGGTCAACCATACCTCCTACAATATGTTCTAAAAGAAAAAGAAATAGATAACTTAACAAACCTAATAGATGCCTTAACAGATCTTAGAATAGCAGCCGCTATGGACGCAAGAGATAATAACGGTGGGTCTTTTAACAGCAGAGGTGATGAATGATTATAAAGTTTTACACAAAAGGATGCCAACCATGTTATGCACTGACAACACTTCTGGATAATATGATGGTTGAATACGTGTCTTGCGACATAGAAGAAGAATGGGAAGTAGCTGCTAATAATAAAGTAATGAGTGTACCTACACTGTTAAACACTAAAACAGGTAAAAGACTTATAGGTTTCAAGAATGAAGAAAAAGTAAAGGAATTTCTAAATGACAATAACAGTTGATTACGAACGTAATAGTTTGCTTTCAGAACAAGCATACACACTCCTTAAGGACTACTATTGTCGTGAAGGTGAAGACCCACAAGACGCATACGCTAGGGCAGCTATGGCATTTTGTAAGTCTGACTATGATCTAGCACAACGTATATATGACTATGCTAGTAAAAGTTGGTTTATGTTCAGCTCACCTATCTTATCTAATGCCCCTGCACTCGGAGAAAAAGTACATGGTCTTCCTATTAGTTGTTTCTTATCTTACGTCCCTGATACTCTTGAAGGCCTTATTGGACACAGCACGGAATTACGGTGGCTATCCGTCAAAGGTGGAGGTGTTGGCGGTCATTGGTCTGACATTAGGTCTGTCAGTGATGTGGCTCCCTCTCCTATACCCTTCTTAAAGACTGTCGATAGTGACATGACTGCTTACCGACAAGGTAAGACACGAAAAGGTTCTTATGCCGCTTACATAGACATAACACACCCAGACATCATTGAGTTCATAAACATAAGAGTACCCACAGGTGGTGACCCTAATCGTAAAGCGTTCAATATTCACAACGCAGTAAACATTACTGATGAGTTTATGGATGCAGTCACATCAGGTAATACATGGGATCTAATAGACCCTAATGATAAAACAATACGAGATACATTACCTGCAAGAGAACTATGGGAACGTCTGATTGAGACAAGATTCCGTACTGGAGAACCATACCTTAACTTCATTGATGAAGCCAACAGGCATCTACCTGCAGAAATGCGTGAGAAAGGGTTAACTATCAAGGGTTCAAACCTTTGTAATGAAATTCATCTACCGACAAACGAAGATCGTACAGCAGTCTGTTGCCTGTCAAGTGTAAACCTTGAACACTACGAGGATTGGAAAGAAACCACTATGGTTGCTGACCTAATCACTATGCTAGATAATGTAATAAGCTTCTTTTGTTTCCATGCTCCCAAGGAACTACGCAAGGCTGTCTACAGTGCCACACAAGAGCGTTCTTTAGGACTAGGGGCAATGGGTTTCCACAGTGCATTACAACGTGTGGGGATACCTTGGGAGACCCCTATGGCTACTGCATACAATACTGAGATGTTCACTCATATAAAAGCACAAGCAAGAGCAGCATCAGTGTACCTAGCAGAAGAACGTGGTTCATGTCCTGATGTAGATGGGATACGCAACTCACACTTATTAGCAATAGCACCTAATGCCAACTCATCAATAATTGCTGGTTGCTCAGCATCAATAGAACCCCTTAAATCTAATGCATTCACACATCGTACACGTGTAGGTGCACACCTTGTTGTAAACACTTATCTTGATAAAGTAATATTTGAATATGCAAACACATGGAAAGATAAATCTAAAGTTTGGATAGAAGAACAATGGACTTCAATTATACTGAATGAAGGTAGTGTACAACACCTAGAATGGATGGAAGATTGGGACAAGCAGGTATTTAAGACTGCATTTGAACTTGACCAACGATGGGTTATAGATCATGCAGCAACACGACAGCCCTTTATATGTCAGGGGCAGTCTGTTAATTTGTTCTTTCCTGCTGGAACCGACAAAGCGTACGTAAACGAAGTGCATATTCGTGCATTCAACAAGAAACTAAAGGGACTTTACTATCTTCGAACAAGTGCAGGTGCTAAGGCTGACACAGTAAGCTTCAAGCCTACCCGTGTAGCACTAAAAGACTACGCAACTGAAGAAGATGAGTGCCTATCATGCCAAGGATAATTAATAAATGAGCTTACTAACTGCATCACCAGCCTTTAAACCCTTTAACTACACTAGCTTTGTCACTCAAGCAATTGAACATGACAAGTTACATTGGGGTGAATGGGAGTGTGATCTTAATGAGGACGTAACACAGTGGAAATCTGGGAAGATTACTCCATCTGAGAAGAACTTTATCACCCAAATCCTACGATTATTTACACAATCTGATGTAATTGTAGGTGGTAGTTACGTAGATGTGTTCCTACCTCGCATTAAAAACAACGAAGCACGTATGATGATGCTATCTTTCGCACAACGAGAGACAATTCACATGAGATCTTATGCATTACTGAACGACACCTTAGGTTTTGCAGAGTCAGAGTACGCAGCATTCCTAGAATATGAAGCAATGGCAGAAAAACTTGAGTTCATGCAGACATTTGACCCAGATACTAAGCAAGGCTTAGCTAAAGCACTGGCACAAACTGTATGTAACGAAGGTATGTCTCTGTTTTCTGCCTTTGTGATGCTCTTAAACTTCCAAAGGTATGGTAAGCTTAAGGGAATGTGTGAGATTGTGGAGTGGTCTATTCGTGATGAGACAATGCATGTCACAGGTATGACTGAGTTGTTCCGAACATACACACATGAAAACCCGGAGGTTGTAAATGATGAGTTTAAACTATCTATCTATGAAATGTACCGAACTGCGGTCCAACTTGAAGACAAAGTTATTGACCTTGCGTTTGAAATGGGAGCTATGGAAGGTCTTACAGCAGAAGAAGTCAAGCTCTATATTCGATATATCGCGGACAGACGACTAACAAACCTAGGACTTAAACCAAACTGGAATATAGAAGAGAACCCACTGCCTTGGCTTGATTGGGTTTTAAATGGTGACAGTTTTAAGAACTTCTTTGAAGGTCGAGTTACCGATTACTCAGCAGATGGAATGTCTGGCTCCTCTTGGGGCTGGTAGAATAAATAATTGACCTAAGCAAGGTCACTGTAAACTGCTTAACGGTCTGGGAGGACTGACTATGACAACTAAATTGATTTGGGATCTAGAAACTAACGGACTTATCCCTGAAGTAAACAAGATATGGTGTCTTGTAATGCAAGATATTACCACAAAAGACATCTTCTCTTACTCAGATTACGATGAGAACCTACCTTCACTAGCCGAAGGTCTCCAGAAGCTCTTAGAAGCTGACCTAATAGCAGGTCACAACATAATTGGATATGACCTACCAGTTCTTAAAAGACTCCTAGGATGGGAACCTAGGCCCTCTCAGACTGTATGGGATACACTGCTAATGTCACAGCTATGTATGTTCCAACGCACACACAGGCATGGCCTTGCAGGTTGGGGTGAGTTCTTCAAGTATCCAAAAGGAGATTACAACGATTGGACTAACTACAACCAAGAGATGCTTACATATTGTATACAAGACGTTACATTAAACACGTTAGTATACGAAAGACTATCAAGAGAAGCGTCAATACAAATCAAAGCACGTCCTCAGTTCAAGCAAGCTTTAAACCTAGAGCATGACTTTGCAGTAGTTAATGCAGAGATCACTGCTAAAGGTTGGAAGTTCAACATGCCTAAAGCTAAGGAACTTAAACGTGAACTAACATGGAAGCTACATGCTATAGAAGATGAGCTTGAGCCACAGTTAGGTAGTGTATGTATGCTTAAAGGTAGTAAAGAAGTAGATAAGATTGTTAAGAAGAATGGTGACTACTACAAACTCATAACCGATTGGTATGATTTAGATGTAACCACTAAAGCTTCTGATAGTTTTATCACAGGACCTTTCTCTCGTATAGAGTTCAGTGAAGTACGGCTAGGTCAATTAGCAGAAGTAAAGAAGTACCTCTCTGATATTGGCTGGAAGCCTGACGATTGGACCTTTAAGAAAGTAGCAGGTAAGTGGATCAAGATGTCCCCGAAGCTAACAGACAGCTCCTTAGAGCCTCTAGGTATCGTTGGCAGTATGATCAGTGACTACTACATGCTACGTCAAAGGTTATCTATGGTTGATAACTGGATAGAGATGGTAGCTAAGTGGGGTGATGGTAGGCTACATGGTGATATGTTTACCATAGGTACACCTTCATTCCGTTGTCGTCATCGTGGCATTGTTAACATACCCGGAGTACACTCAGAGTACGGTAAAGACCTAAGAGCTTTACTTACATGTGAGCGTGGTCATAGGTTAGTGGGTGCTGACTCTGCTGGTAATCAATTCAGAGGTCTAGCACACTACATGGGTGATGATAAGTTTACATCCTCTGTAGTTGTGGGTAAAGAATCTGATGGAACTGATGCCCACTCTCGCAATGCTGATATCCTTGGTATCTCAAGGACAAAAGCTAAGAGCTTTATATATGCTTACTTATTTGGCGCAGGTGTGGCTAAGCTTGGTGAAGTTATCACTGGACTTAAGTCACCTAAAGCTGGTAAAGCAGCAGATGCTAAGTTCAAAGCAGCGTTCCCTAAGCTAAAGGATCTCAAAGACTCCTTGGTATCTGAGTACAATCACAACAAGATGAAGACCGGGATTGGCTTTATCATAGGCGCTGATGGTAGGCGAGTTGTTGTAAGCTCAGAACACCAACTACTTAACTACTTACTTCAAACACTAGAGGGTATCACCTGCAAGTCTGCATTAGTGTACCAGTACAAGAAGATTAAAGAGTTAGGTATCGAAGGTACATACCCTATCTTGTTTTATCATGACGAGACTGCATGGGTTACGCCTACTAAACATGCTAAAACTGTACTAGATATATCTGTAGCTGGATTCCGTGAGGGACCTAAGTCTGTGGGTGTTACCTGTATGGACGGAGATGGGAAGATCGGTATTAATTATGCAGAAATACATTAATAAAAAGTGCATTAAATGTCTTATACCTTTAGAGTCGGGTGTAAACATAGCTGAAGGTAGACTTAAAATCTCAGACTACAAGTGTAAGGAATGCCGTAATGCCTATGGTAGGAAACGACACCATGCTGTAAGGATAGGGACTCCAGAAGCTAAAGCTAAAGAACTTGCAAGGCAGACACAGTGGAAAATAGATAACCACGGATACGTCTGTCACATAAACAACCTAAGGTACGTTAAGAAGAAGCAGAGGATGCCCTCATGGGCAGACCCTGATGCTATACGAAAGATATACGAGGACTGTGCAGCTCTTAACAAGAAGCATGGGCCTCGTTCATATCATGTAGACCACATAGTACCCTTACAAGGTAAGAATGTATCAGGGTTTCATGTAGAGTATAATTTACAGATCCTAAAAGCATCTGACAATCTAGCAAAGAGTAACAACTATGTTCAACAATAACGATGCAGTCTTTACTATGTTTAGTAAAAGTTGTATGGAAGAAGAGATGGAGTACGACAAGTGTTTCATAGACGCTGACTCAATCATCTTTCGTATAGCAGTAACAACAGACTCAGTCACACAAGCAAAGTCATACTTTGATAAGGCACTTGATGCCATCATGCGTGACACTGGAAGTATCAAAGGTTACGTAGCTGTCAAAGGTAAAGGTAACTTCAGGTACGGTATCTCTGAGGACTACAAAGGTAACCGAAGTAAGTCCGAGATAGATCCTCAAGTAGCTGAAAGACGTAATGCAGTTACCGAGTACGCTTGGGAAACAGGTTGCTTCAAGTCAGATAACTGTGAGGCAGATGATGTTGTGTCTATCTGGGCGCAAGAAGCTTACGAAGCTGGTGAGCATTATGTCATAGCACATATCGACAAGGACATTGACATGGTCCCCGGTTGGCATTACAACTTCAACAAGAAGACACAATACTTTATTGACGCTGACCAAGGTCATTATAAAATGTGTATACAAATGCTTACAGGTGACAGCACAGATAACATTCATGGACTTAAGGGCATAGGCCCTAAGAAAGCCGAGAAGATCTTACAAGGTGTAGCCACTGAAGATATGCTTGAGACTGTTGCTAACACATGGCGTGACCACCATCCACGTGAGTGGAAGGGTATGCTTGAGACCTGCTTTAACTTACTGTACATGCGCAGGAATTGGGATGGGTTTCGTAGGTTAACTATTGAAGAGGTATTTGTTAATGAGTAAACCCTTAGGACACTGGGACTACAAAGGAGATCCATTTGTTGTTGACGATTACTTTGGTTTCATATATCTTATAACTGTATCTGTACCTGACGGTAATCCAATAAGATACGTAGGTAAGAAACAGTTCCATTCATATAAGAAAACCAAGAGAGACAAAGAGTCTAACTGGAAATCGTACACAAGCTCCTCCAAACATATCAATGAACTCATAAGAAATGGCTCTGTATTGTCATACGAAATGATTCAATTGTTTGAAACAAGAGGTGGCTTGTCAGCAGCAGAGTGTAAAGTTCAATGGTACTTAGATGTTCTCACAGAGAAATGCCTGTTAGGTGTGCCTCTGTATTTAAACAGACAAATAGGTGCAATTAAATTCATTCCAAAAGAAGCAATATCAGATGAAACAAAAACAAGACTTGACGAAATCTACAGAAGTGGAAGACTACTTATTGAAGCCAAAGGAGAAGAAACAACAAAGACTTGACACTAAATCTAAAGCAAGTACCAGACGTACTGATACTAAATCCTTAAAAGAAAGCAGGTGGAACTGATGGGTGCAACATTCACTAAGCACTACCCATGTGTACATTGTGGGTCTTCAGATGCAGTAGCACTATGGTCCAATGGAAGAGGTAAATGTTTTGCATGTAATAAGCCAGCATTCCTAGATCAATATGATGACACAGTCGTGTCAAAGTTTAACCCCAATACCGAACGAGAGTATGATATGAGTGGCGATTCACTTCAAGATATAAACAACTATGATAGTGCAGGTGTACGTGAACGTGGTCTCACTAAGACTGCATGTGATGAGTATGATATGAAAGTGTCTTACGACTCCAATGGTACAGTCAATGCACACTACTACCCCTACACAGTCAAGGGTAAAATAGTTGCGTACAAGAAACGTACACTACCTAAAGAGTTCCGAGTTGTGGGTGACCTTAAGAACGCTAAGCTTGAGTTGTTTGGTCAATCTAAGTTCCAACCCGGTGGTTTCAAGGTGATCATAACCGAAGGTGAGCTGGATGCTATTGCAGTTCAACAAGCAATGCTTAACAAGTACAAGCGTACCTACCCTGTAGTATCACTACCATCATCATCTAACATGAAAATACTTGTGGCTAATCGTGAATGGTTACGTTCATTCAAAGAAGTCATACTTATGTTTGACCAAGATGAAGCAGGTGAGAAAGCAGTGGCAGAAGCAGCTAAGATAATTGGATGGGACATAACTAAGGTAGCATCCCTGTCAACCAATGATCCCTGTGACTCCCTCATGGCTAATCCATTAGAGCTAATGACAGCTATCTTTAATGCACGTAAGTACACACCTGCAGCTATCGTACGTGGTGAGGCTATATGGGAAGCATACGTTGAGCGTAAGGAAGTTAAGTCAATACCATACCCTAAGTGTCTTGAAGGTCTTAACGATAAGCTAGATGGTATGCGTAAGGGTGAGATAGTTTTATTCACATCTGGCACTGGGTCAGGTAAATCAACAATGATCAAAGAGATCATACTAGAATTGGAGGATAATACAGATGAAAGCATTGGGCTTGTATCTCTTGAAGAAAGTATTGGAGATTCTGCAGAGAAATTTATCAAGATGTTTACTCCTCCAGACCCGACTGTTGAGCAAGAGCGTAAAGCATTTGAAAGAGTATTTGGAAATGAACGTCTCATATTACTTGACCACAATGGAGCTGTTTCAGATTCTAGCCTCATTGACCAAATCGAAAATCTTTGCTTGCTTGGCTGCCAGTATATCATTCTTGATCATATCACCATCGCTGTATCTGAAGGAGCTGATGGAAAGACAGGTAACGAAGCTATAGACTCAGTCATGTCTGATCTGTTAAAGATAGTCAAGAAGCATAACGTATGGCTGGGTTTAATCAGTCACCTTAGGAAGTCACAAGGTAGGTCCTTCGAAGAGGGACACCTATCATCTATTGATGACATCAAAGGTTCAGGCTCCATTAAACAGATTAGCTTTGATATAATTACATTCTCTCGTAACTTAGTGGCAGAAGATGAAGATGAAAGAAACACAATTAAACTCCGAGTACTTAAGTCACGATTCACAGGACGAACAGGGGACTGTGGTTCAGCATACTACGATACCAGAACCAACCGACTCAGAGGACAAGAGGACTTCCTCGAGTACACTGGTTAACCCAGAGAAGTCTTCTGCTGGTGTAGAGCGTATAACATCGTACATAAAAGAAAGATGTGAGGGTAATACCTTTCGTGGGAGGCCCCCAGAAGGGGCCAGATTAATCTCCTCACTAATACCTTATGGATATACGTACGAGAAGCTAACTGTAAGGGCCGTAGCAGGTGCTGTCGCAGCTTATCAGAAGTCCAGGAGGTCATCAGCTAACCCCTTTAAACTAACCGTTACATCGTCTGTGATAGGCTTACAGGTGCTGTCTGCTTTAGGTGTACTAAACACTAACCATCAAGAGATCTTATCAGTTGGTGACCTGTACCTAGAAGCTTTCCTTCAACTAGGTTACATCCATATTGAAAGGGAATACAAAGGGTTCAGAGCACCTTACATTATTAAGTTGCTAAGTACATGGTCTAGCCTTGGAGACTTACCACCTGAGTATGTAAAGAAAACTCTTATTGGTACGTCATTCACACCACCTAAGGATATAATGTCACTGCGTAATGAGTTCACAAAGAGACCATACATTAAACGTATGAGTTCCGAAGAGGACTTTAAGCAGCTTATAGGAGCACCATTCATAACTGCCCTGAACAAGCTGCAACAAACACCTTGGAGACTTAACAACACAGTAGCTAAAGCTTTAGAGACTAATCTAGGGTTGTTTATAGACCTTGAAGATCAGTCTATAAAAGCTAAATCAAAAGCTATAGAGATGAAGTTTGTGATAGCTAAGATACATGCCATTGGGTTACGAGACTTCTATCAAATGGTAGAGTGTGACTATCGTGGACGTGTCTACTACACAGAACCATTCTTAAACTTCCAAGGTTCTGATGTATCCAAGGGACTCTTTGAGTTTGCTTATGCTAAACCTATGGATACTGAAGGTTACAGGTGGCTGTGTATTCATACAGCTTGTTCTTACAATCAATCGTACGAGCTAGAGGAACTACCTACATGGATAACAACGGACTACCAAACTTATCTTCAAGACGAAGGGCTATCTACCATATCGGTAGACAAGATGACACTAAAGGACAGAGAGTTGTGGACCCTAAACAACCTGACTTGGATAAGCCACTTAGCGGATGGGCAGAGCTTCAGAACAGAAGCAGAAAAACCCGTTAGTTTTCTTTCGTGTTGCTTAGATGTTACTGATTACACTAAAGCAATAGCTAATGGTGACGTACATATGAGTCGTGTACCTATCCCAGTTGATGGTAGTAACAATGGTTGGCAACATCTTGCAGCTATCTCTAAGGACAACCAAGCTGGAGACCTAGTGTCCTTAGTTCCTAGTAAGATACAGAAAGATTTCTATGTCCAAGTAGCTAAACGTTTAATAGAAAGAATGCCTGAGTGGTTTGCTGAACGTAACATACCAATGAAAGCTATCAGGAAAGGTATAGCTAAGCGTGGGTCTATGACAAGGGCTTACTCTGCTGGTCAGAAAAAGATAGCTGCTAACATGTACTATGACTGTAAGGTTGAAGGCTATGATAAGATGTACAGTATCACTGAAGATGACTGCACCCCTCTGTCAAAGCAACTGATACTGGCAATCAACGACACATGTGTAGGTCCCTTAAAGACTATGAAGTTTATACAAAAGATGACTGACCATATCTTATCAACAGGTGAGACATGTACACGTTGGACAACTCCTTCAGGATTCCCAGTGTTGTACGAAGTGTGGCGTCAGAAGAACATAACTGTGCGCAGTACCATACGTGGTCTTGGTCAGATAGGTCACAGCATTAAGGTGCCTTACATAACTTCTAACGGAGACTTGTTACCGTGTCGAAGATCCTTTGCATCTGGATGCTCACCTAACTTTGTCCACTCAATGGACGCAGCACACATGGCTAAAGTTATACAGAGTTTCTCTGGAGACTTTGGAGCTATACATGATTCATTCTCGACTCATGCATGTGATGTTAATAAACTAGTAGATCACACCAAGTGGCAATTTGCTATGATGTATAACAGTGAAAACTTCTTTACTGTCATAGAGCAAATGCTTTTAGAAACCCGTGAGGGTTATGAACTTAAACAACCAGAGTTAGGATCATTGGATATATCTGAGATAATATCATCTGATTACTTCTTTTGTTAAAGGATAATATATGAGTAACGTAACACAATTCCCAGATAAATATGTAGCTGAGAACGATATGCTAAACGAGATAGGCGACATAGTTGCTAAGTACAACGGCAAGGTCACCAACGTAGCAATGCTAGGTGTCCTGCAGTCAACAGCTAACTTTGTTTTCTTATCCATTGCAGAGCAAGCTATGGAGGATGATGAGGATGCATAAGATATTTGAAGAGATTGAGCTTAAGGTTATTGATTGGGGTCACATCAAGGGTATCCTTGGGGACCTCCATACAGATGCTGACAAGCAAGCACGTATCCAGAAACAACTAGAGAAGTTTAAAGAAGAGTCACTGGAGATGCTTGAGGCAATACACTCTAAGGATATAAATAAAATACGAGATGAGATGGGGGATGTCCTTGTGACTCTTGTAATTCAATCAAACCTATGGGGGTTAGACTTAGCAGAATGCTTAGACGAAGCCTATAATAAAATAGCTGTACGCACTGGTCGTATGGTAGATGGAGTATTTGTAAAAGATGAGTGATGAAAAGAAGTCATACAATATAGTTCCAGGAATTGACGACATGGAATACGTTGAGATGTACAACCTTGACCCTGCCCTTGCGTACACACCTGAGATAAATGAAGCAATCCTTAGCAAAGTTTGGGATGACAACTACGCAGGTGCTTTGGCTGAGGGTTTATCAGATGAAGAAGCCAAAGCTTATGCTGAGTCAGGTAGGAAAGCTGGTCGCCTAACAGTAGAAAATGCAATGATGCAATAAAATAACCCCCAAGTATACGTAATGTATACCTGAGGGTAATGCCCTTTGGGTTCCTTAACGGAACCTTTAGGGCTTTTTTATTATTATTTATTGTTATTAATTAAAGTTAAACTCTTTAAGACCATCCACTGCAAACTCATGGATGATTGGTTTAGAACCTAAGGTATTAAGGATAGTCATTCGTCCCTTCTTAGCTTCATTCCCAATAGCTCTGATAGCTGCAATCTTAGTCATAGTTCGTGGCGTTAGCTTCGTAAAGAGATCAGCAAGTTCTTGGTTAGTTAACATGTGACTCCTATCAGAAATAGTTCTAACTTGAGAAGAAGTCAATGAAGGGTTACTCCTTCTGTTATCAAACTGTAAATCAAGGTCAGTAATTAACTTGTTAACACTAGCCTTTTTACCTTTTGAAGTATACTCTACAACTGAACCTTTAGCCTTCTTAACAATATCTGCCATAAGACCAACGATGTATTCAGCATGTTCTTTATCTTCAACAAGACCTTCTGGGTCTTTAGCCGCAAGAGCCATGACCTTAGCTTTACCACGTGCATGTGATTCAGTAGCACCATCAGCCAAAGATTTAATAAGATCATACTTAAGATTAACATTAACCCATGTCTGATTAGATAGTTTAAGCAATGGCATGAAGGAACCTAAGTCTCCAATGAATGCATCGTATATCAATGAGACATAAGGTACCTGAACACCTGCTTCCCTTTTAAGTGCTTGGTACATAGGTCCAGACATTAGCCTAGAAAACACAGAGCCATCATTACTTATAATAGCTTGAGCTAGTATACCCTGCCTCATAGAGAAACCACCTTGTGCTGTACGACCCAAAGCAGTTAGCTTCTTTATTGTCATTGGAAGTTCTGCACTCACAGCTTTCTTGTAAGGCTTACCATCAGCATCTACCTGAGTAGATGGGTTGTCTGGCTTAGGGTCACCAAATATTCTACCTGCTTTAACTGGATCGGAATACTCTAGTTGTATAGTAGACTTAACCTTTTGATCAGTTTCTTGCATAGCTAAAGAGTTACTTGACGTTGTAGTTCCAGTAGCTTTTACAAAACGAATAGGTTCATTTGATAACATACCAACCTGAGTCATGTCCTTAAGAGCTTCTGCAAAGGCAACAATCTGAGGTGAAAGAGTTTCTGTTAAACCTCTGGAAAGGATCTTGTGTAAGATCTTACCTGTACCTGCGGTTCCAAAAGAACTGATTGAAGCTGCAGCTCTGAGATTTTCATCAGTGCTTATTGCATTCATAACTCCACCCAACATACGCTCGATAGCTTGTCCATAAGCAAAGGTCATAATAGGTGGCTTTAAAAACTCATCCTTGTTGAGTATAGCTAACTCAAGTAGGTTTAATATCTCAGTGTGATTAGACTCATCAATACCCCAACTGTTCATAAGCTCAGGATCAACAGTAAGATCACTGACAGATTGCCTCATGTTCATAACCATAAGATCACGGAGGTTACCCTCAAGACCTTTGTATTCTGCAATAACTTTCTGAGGATGCTCACGAAGAACACCAACCCTGTACATAACATCTACAATTCCAAGTTGAGCAGACATACTTGCAATACCATTCATGATACCATCGACTTCAATGGGTCTCATTTGTGACGTAGTAGTTCCACCACTCTTAACCGCATCCATGTAATTAGAAAGCTCAATGGCTTCTTCTATTAGATTTACAACTTCATTAGGGTGTTTTGCTGCTTCTGTTAAAAACCTCTTAACATCTTCATCCCCACTAAAGTTAGGTCGTGGTGAGTTGATTGCAGCACCAACACCTTGGACTGCACCATCTACTATTTGCATGTTAAGTACAGCCCCAATAGGTAGGTCTGTGTTATAACTATCCATAGTTTCCTTAAGCTTCTTACCGACTGAAGCTATCTTCATAAGCTTAGGGTCAGGTGGGCTTGAGTTGATACGAGATCTCATATTGATAAGCATCTTTTCTGGTACAAAATCACCATCTGTAAAGAAGTGACCTGCCCAAGTTATAAGCATAGCCTGTTCTTTAGTTGTGTTAGTGTTAGGTTTAACCTGATACTTAGTTCCACTACCAAACAGTTGCCTAGCAAACTTGTTGTTCTGAACGTTCATAACCTGAGTAGCATAGCTTATCCTAGATGTTCCTGACTGAAGGAAAGTAGGGAACCCTATGGGAAGACCGTAGACTTCAACAACATCTTGAACCATAGCCAAAGCTTTAGTAGCTTCTTGATTATACCTAGCCTTACGCCAAGCGTTTGTCTGGGCAGTCTTGTGGAAATCAAGAAGGACTCTGATCTGGTTTTGCTTATCAGGGTCAACAGAACGACCCATCATAAAATCATAATCTATATCCTTCTGAAGAGCTTTAGCTTTTAATAATAGGTTTTCAGCAGTGTTGTTAATCTTGTCTGCCATCTTCTGACCAATGCCAAGGGAGTTACCCTGCCACGATTCAACCTCAACCCTACCATTAATACCTACCATTTCACCGTCTATTTGTGTTTCAGTACCACCAACTAAAGGGTTTGTTAAAGTTTGGCTGGCATATTTAAAAGCTTGTAGCGCTATTAAAAGTCCTGCTTTCATACGGTTAGGTGATACAATATGTTTAACAGCTGATGTGTTCTTCATCGCTTCAACTTCGGGTTGCACCTTACGCTTTTTATCTGATGGTAATTTAAAGTTCTTATTAGTGTCTGACTTATCTTTCTGATAAGCTGGGTATGACTTAGGGTCGTTAATGATTTGAGTCCTAATACGTACATCAGGTTCTATAGCATCTTTCCTAGCGTTTTCAATGGCCATAACACCAGTAGGTGTAAGTACATAATCATAACGCACGTTACCATTAGTCCCAACATCTATTAGCTTAGTGTTAGCTGGGTTACCTAAGTTGTACTGCTGCTTAACCCAAAGACCTAACTGTTCATAAGCTTCCTTAGTTAATTGATTAGCAGGATCAAGATGCTTATCAGGGATAATATCTAGACCACCCTTAGCCACCTGCTGGTACATCATTAACTGTTCATGGTACATACTACCAAGCTTACCAACAGAGATGTCTGACTCTGTGTCTGCAGCGGTCAATCCAGTGAGTTGATTAATCTCATCTTCAGTGAAGTTATCAACCATGTCAGGGGATATAATATTCCTGTCTTGCATATGACGCATGTACTCATGCTCCATAACAACAAAACCTAAGACTTGTGCATCAGGTGTAACCTCAAACATACGAACATCATCTGGACTAGTCTCTTGAATCATTTCAAGATGAGAGAAAAGATTAGCTGCAGTCAATGGTCTAGTCCTTGCGGCATCAACCATCTTTTCTTTAGGTAGATCAGGATCTTCAGCTACCCTGACAGCAGGTGCTTTAAAATTCATCATGTTTTGTATAACATAATTTCTTTTATCAGCCGAACCTTCTAAGCCTGTGTCCACTGGTATCTTAATTGAATCAGTTTTACTAAGGTTTGAAAGAGCCTGAACTAACCTAGGCTTGTTAGCCTCACCTACAATACCAGCAATGCTACTCTTGTCCCAACCAGATAAAACTTCTGTGTCAGCCAACTGCTGAATAGAACTAGACCTAGCTCTTTGTTGTTGCTGTAACTCAAGTGCAGCTATCTGTTCTGGGTCATTAACAGGAAGCATCTCTTGCTTCCCATCATTAACACCAACAGGTGAAGCAGGAAGAACTTCATTGGTGTACTGAACTTCTTCCGTGTCAAACACATTGTCTTGAGTTAAACCTACTTGAATTTTATCTGAGATAGCATCTTGTATCCCATTAGAATCCATAGCCCTAGATGCTTCAAGACGTTTCACTTGCCCTGCATTACCTGCATTAAACTTAGCCATTAGCTAGACCTCCTAGTCCTTCTTGTATATTATTAATCATCAGTATTCCAGTTTATCATTCTGTTTTTGTAAGGAGCAAAGATAGGTATACTTCCGTATAAGTTTCTTTTGAATTGAGCATCATCCGATGTTATTAGACCTTCAATAATACCATAGGTACGTTCAACTGTACCAGCAGCAGGGGCTTCACCTGCAACGTGATCCCACACATACTCTGAAGCACCGTAAGAACTTTCAGGATACAATGGAAACAAGAAGTCACTCCCGATTACACGCTCCATAGTTCCTAGTAAACCGCTTGAGTAGATAGCTCGTTGTATTTTCTGTGGGTCTGACAGGTACGGTGAAGACTCTCCATACTTGAGTTCATCTTTGATTCCTTGAGATGCAAATGCAAGAAGCAGCATAGTGCTAGCTGATGCAAAAGTTCCGTAAGTTAATCCTTTAGAACTAGGACCTCCCCGCTTAACTTGATCCCACATCATTGGTATCTGGTTAGCTTGGAACGTTGAAGTAAAACCATTAAACTGTGTTAGCATTGCAAAGTGTGGGTCACTATAGATCAGTGGCCTGTTCAATGCGTTAGGCATAGGTATAGCTTGGTTAACAAAGTTAGCAGCTCCATTTAAGAACACGTCTTTGTAGATAGCTTCTTCAGTTTGAGTCAATGCTTCACCACGTTTCATCTTATGTGATAAGGGTTGTAAAGCACTAAGAGGTATACCTAAATCTCTTAACATTTTCTTAGCTTCTGCAACACCAACTGTGTCAGGCTGACCTTCATACCTGTCAATAAGATCTATCTTACCTATAAGAAAATCATTAAAGAGCGACAGACGCATCATACGATGCATGTCTTGTTGGTCGTGTAAGAAGTTAGCCTTGAAGAAAGCGTCAGCCATCCCCTTAGTTAACTGGTTAGTTTCCTGAACACCTGTGGTTGTAGCTGCACCAGTTTCCTGAGACATAAATCCAGTACTACGTAACATTTGTTTCATGTCTGTGTAGTATACAAAGCGAGGGTCATTGTCTCCCTTAGACCGATACTCTGCTAGTTTCTTTTCAATGATAGTCTCAAGGGTATCACGGGGCTTTGCAACCCTAGCAACAACACCTAAGTTTCTAATCCAAGATCCAACAGCATTGCCAAAAAGATAACCGTAAGTCGCTGTGTTCTTAACCATAACGTCCCGAGGTACACCATTAAAAATCATAGCAACTTCTGGTATAGAAGAGAAAGCAGCGTTAGATAAAGACTGCAGCATAGTGACAACTGTTAAGTATTTCTGAGCTTGCTTTAAGTTTTGATTCTCTATACGTTTATAGTTACCTGACTCCGCATTCAAAGCATTACGAATATCGTGTGCAAGTTCTGAAGTGTGCTTTACTGCAGCCTCTTCACCCTTAGCATTACGAATCTCCACGTAAGTATCATTAAGCATACGATTTAAATACACTGAGTCTTTACCTAAAAACTTACGATGAGCCTGAAATCTTGCAGCAGATCGTGAAGCATCCCCCATGTTTTTAAATATGTTCTGCTCTAAGAACTTAGCAAACTCAGGTCGATCAGAGATATTCATTTTACGTTGTTTGTTATAAGAAGGATTGAGTCCATGCTTAGTTACATCAAACGCATCACCAATAGTGTTAACTGTTTCATCGTTTATAATAGAGTCAGTCAAATCCAAAGCAGTGTTATAATCAATAGCATAAGAAACCATTAATGTGTTTATAAACTCAACCTTATGGTTAGCAATATACTCTGTCAATAAATTCTTATGTCTGTATGACCAATCCTGAAGAACCTCTATTGGGTCTTGACTATTAGCAACTGTGTTACTATCTTCAATAGCAATGTTGTTATCCCTAAGCATTGCATTAGACCTTGCCAAAAGCTCTTTGTCGTACCTAAGTATAGCTTGCTTGTTAGATACAAGTTCGTCTGAAGCTTTACTCCAATCAACAGGCTTTCCAGATTTTCTTGAAGGTTTAAGTAGTTCTTCATTGTACTTATACATTAACTTACTTACAAAGTCAGACCTACCAGCAGAGCTTAAACCTCGAGGAGTTTTAAAGGATGCTTCAATCTCTTCTTGAGGAGAAAGCATACCATCGTACTCAGCCACTTTAAGTTGTTGAGACATAACCATGTTCTTTCCGGGGAACACACGGTTTCTGTAAGAGCCAACCATGTCTACCATTTTAACAGCAGTAGTAGACACACCATCAAGTTTCTGAATAGCATTGTCCATTGTTCCACGTAAAGCAACCTTAGGGTTCTTTGCAAAAGATTTAATCCAAGCAAGACTGGTGTTAGGTCTGTCATGCATCTCAGCCCAATCGTCTACACTTCGTGGGTTAGCTAAGTCATTGTCAGGGTTCCAAGATTTACCTGTCTCTTCAGCCTCAGTTTTCTCAAACCTCTGCTCTGCCATGCTCTCTTGAAACACTTTCTCTTCTACAGCGTTAGTAGCTGTGATTGATTCAACTGTTTGAATGTAACCCCTTGAGTCTTCTTGATCCTTAACTATATTACTGTGTACTTGATTGTCGAACCTGTTGTCAACCTCACTGTCAATGTCAGCAGCGGAATGCCAATCAGCAACTTGGAAAGCAGTGCCCGGAGCTGTAAAACCAGCACCCATAATACCACCTGCTACAACAGCGTTGATCATACGATTTTCTATTTCATCGTAGTTCCATTGTTTCTCAGAGCCAATGACAGCAGCAGTGTACTCTGTGAGTTCCTGCATTGCCTCTGTCACACCCTCTTGAGCAGTACCCCTTGATAGTCTCTTAACACTTTCTCTGAACAAGTGACCTTTCTGTATTTGATTAGCCGCAAACTCTTTAGAGTTATCAATCTGTGAGAGCAACTCTCGTTTACTCATAGATAGTAACAGGCTTGATGCCTCTGCATTAGAAACGCCTTTAACTCTAGCAATGTGCTCTATAGCTTTTGTACGTCCTTCTTTAGTAAGCATCATCTTAGGGCTGACAAGACCCTTAAGTCCTAGCCTGTCTAAGAAAGTCATAGCAGTTCCAGCTACCATAGCAACGCCAAGATTCTTATCAGCTATGTCACCTTCCATAGTATCTAAAACCATACCTGTGTAAACAGAAACAGGTAGTCCAATAGAAGTACCAGCAGTTACAGGCATTGCAGCCATACCAACTAAGGTTGCACCCATGAATGGCAGAGATGAACCAAGCATACCCCTAAGTCCAGAGGATACTTCATCAAACTCAGTCCAATCCATTTCAGTTACATTCATGTTTAGCATTGGCTGTGCGTTAATGTACCTTTGATTACTAGCTGCATCTGCTGCAAAGGATGCTTCAGTTTCTTCAGCACCTAAACGATCGCTAAGTGCTTGTCCAAAAGTGTTTAAACCTTTGTACAAGTTAGCAAATCCAATGTCAAAGCCAGTACCAAAAGGAGTACGAGACTTACCTTCATAATCTGCACCAGCGTTAACAGTCTTAATACCCATGTAGAAATTAGGGTTACGTGCAAACTCAGCAGCGTCAAAAGCCATTAACTTCTGTACTGCCATACCACCATAAGGGTCTGTCTCAACCTCGTAGATAGCTTGTCTGGCTTGCTCAAAAGAACTAAGGTCACTGTCAGCACCTAATACTTTATCAGAGTTTCTACTCTTCTCAGCAAAGTTACTGGCAAGTACATTACCCATGTCATCTCCACCAGAAAATCTTGATGGAGAAACTACACCAGCTTTTATCAGAGTTTGTACAAATGATTCACCATCTGCATTAAACAAATCACCAAGGTCACGATCGTAGTAACCTTGCTCACCTGAATAAACTTCTCTGTTAAAACCATATTCATTTGCAAGACTAGCTATGTAAGCTGTAGCAGAATCTGCACCAATCTCAGACTCTGAGTATGGCTTTTCTTTTATAAACTTAGCAGTCTCTCTGGTGTCAATACCATCTAGTCTTATAGACTTACCTGTTGTTGAGTTGAATATAGTATCACCATCAATGAAAGCCCAATCGGACCCGTTAATAGCTAGTGAGCTTTCTTGGGGGCCTTGTGTAGCCTCTTCTTCTTGTGTGAGTAAATCACCTAGATCTAAAACAAGACCTTCTCCCATAGTATTCTCCTGTTACTTCATCTTAAAATTTACTATCAAAATCAATATTAACTGCAATACCCCTAACTTCAGGAGAATTAAGTCCTAAGTATTGATGCTCATGGTTTATGGTTGAAGTGTCATTGCTCTGCATCCACGACATGAATGCATTACTTCTGTCACCAGCTTGATCTGTCCAGTACACACGTGCAATTGGATCTAGCATTACAGTATCCTGAAACAAACGTCCAAGCTCCTGCACAACCCTAGTAGTGGTTATCTTTTCATTAGCGTCCTGCTTGGTAGCTCCATTAGTGACAGCAGACTTTACCCAATAATTTCTTAAAGAGTTTATCTTTGTTTCAAGAACACCCTTAGCATGACCACTAGCGTCAAAACCTTTTTCATATTCGGCAACACCATTGTCACCCCACTTCGTAGCTTTTCCGTATATAAACTCTGGTATGTTACCTTCACCTGTTAGGCTATTCTTGAGTTGCATTTCTCGCCACTCACCAACCATGCTTGCAGTCTCTTCGCCATAGTCACCTTTACGTAAACCATTAGCTTGTTTCTCCATTGTAGATGTTAACATGTTTTGGAACATAGCCGTAAATGCAGCATTGTCATAATCAACACCTGCTTCCTGCATCTCTCTAGTAACAACTTCAAGAACATCTCTGGCTGCACGTCCGTTACCAAAAGTCTGGTTGAGTGCTTCCAAGTCTTCAGCATCATACGATGTGTTACTGTTAAGAGCTTTAAGAAAATCATTTGTATTCTTATTAGTGGAGTCTAAAATAGCCTTGTTTATTTCATCAAAAGTTTGATGAGTCCCTGATTTATAAGTAACAAGCCCAGATGTCACTGGGTTTATAGCAATAGGGTTTCCATCTTCATCCTTGTTAAGTCCGTCATCTGTAATCTGATAAAAAGATTTACCATCTTTAGACGAGTAACCTGAGATAATTCGTTTTGAACTTTTATCCCACAGTTGCACAGACTTTGTTTGATCTACTGCTGAATTTGCGGCAGCTTTGTTTTCTGCTTTAGTTGTAACTATGTCCGCAGCAGCTTGGTTCTTCCAACCTTGAATAAGAACTTGACCAGCAGCCATACCTGAGCCACTACCAGAGTAACCCATAAGACGAGCACCCATGTAGTACACAAGTGCATTCTTAATAGCTGTATCTTCCCACAGAGAACCTAAGCCTTTACCAGCAAGTGCCATAGCTCCTTTAACAGTATCGACACTTCCGTCAAAGAAAGATTGCAACGCGCTATCACCTTCTTCTTGAACTGTATTTTTATCTGAAGTTCCAAGCTGTGGCATTAACTTAGTGGGGTCCATTCCTTGGGCCATGTTCATAAGAGCCACAGAATCTGGATCTTTATCTACAGCAGCAGAAGCGGATATGTCTTTACGCCAAGATGTTGCATCAGCAAGTTTAGCTTCAAGAGCATCCCGTTGTTCTAACGCAGGTTTAAGTGCACGTCTAAGAGCTTCAGGGTCAAAGCTTAAATTCTTTACATGTGCGTCAATTATAGCTTGGTTGTTTGCCAGATCATTTTTAACATCATCTTCCCACTCGGTAATGGATTGTTGTGGATCTGTAGCAGACTTAAGTTTAGTTAACTCTATCTTAGCTTGAGCTAATAACTCAGGTGAAGCGTTTACTTCTGTGAGTAATTCAACCTTGTCTTGTGCTGCAGTCAACGCTTTCAAACTATCTGCATCAAGCTCTGATTGTTCTTCAGAAAGAACACCTTTAGTTTCTTCTGCATCATACACTGTGGGAAATAAAGCTTCCTCTAGTACCATAGTTCCAAGACCTATAGGTGTTAATGCCCTAGGAATCTTACTAGCTTTCCATGCAGCTTTACCAAACTTAGCCAGCTTCTTGTAGTCAGTTGGTTTAACCTTGTTACCCATATCATCTACAGCAACCTTTGGGAAAGTAGTCCTTGGGTTACCCTTCTTATCTACTTTAGGTATAGTGTTCTTCGGTTTAACCTTATTGTCTAAGTTTAATGTTTGTTGAGTTGGAACTGGTTTAGTTGGAACTGGTTTACTAGGTGCTAGGTTTGGTTTCCGACCCCTACCATCAAAGTTAAGCTTGCCCTGATTTGGATCAGGAACAGGCCTAGGTATGTTAGTGCCTGAAAATCTAGGCATACTTTTATCAACAGCCATTACTTACCTCCGAATCCTTTGACACCCGTTAACTGATCTACAGCTGACTGAGGTGTGGCATTAGCGCCTTTACCGCCAGCAGGTGCTTTATAAGCTGGGTTCTGTGTGGGAGATCCAACCATAGATCCATTACTAGATACAATAGGTTGTCCATTACCGCTAATAACAGTACCCATTGGTATTGCAGGGTTTTGTAAATGTGGTGACATAGTGATAACCATCTTACCGTTTTTATCGTAATGGTAACCATCACCACCGTTCTTTAATAAATTAAGTTGAGTCTGCTGAAGTATATTATCCATATGACTTTGCTTACTAGGGTAAGCTACAGCGGCTGGTTCTTTAACTGCTGATTGATAACCTAAAGCACTCATAAGACCTTGGTCTACAGTTCCCTGTGGGGGTGCGATGTTAAGCTGACTTGCTTGTTGACGGTTTGGTGGAACCTGATAACCTAAAGAGTTCATAAGACCTTGATCTACAGTACCCATTGTTTGGTAACCTAAAGAGTTCATAAGACCTTGATCTACAACACCTAAAGGTTGTTGCATTTTCCTAGCCTGTTCTCCAAATACACCACCGTTTGCAACACTAGGTATGTCATTGTCTATTACAGGGGGCATAGTTCTTTCCATGCCAGCAATAACATCTGGCTTTGCATTACGTTTCTTTAAATAGGAATTAACCTGTGCTTGTGTTGCCATTTTATTCTCCGCTTTGGGTACAGTAGCCCCTTGTTCGGGTACTGGAATATCTTGTGTTGTTGTTGGTGAAACTTTTTCTTTTGGTACTTCACCAGTAGAAAACATTTGATCTATAATCCCTTCTACAGAATCTTGAACTGAATCAAAAGCATCACTAAAGATGTTTGACTCTGGTACCTTATCAGTAGTGAAGCCACTGCCCATACCATTAAGCATTGCAGCGTCCTCTCTCTGATCATAGATTGACTGACTACGATCTTGCATCTGTTGTATAAGCTGAGGTTCTGCTGATCTTTTTAAAGCTGCAGCTCTCCAATCAAACCTTGGAATAAGACCTCTGTTTACACCAGTAATACCCTTAGCTTTGTTGTATTCATTATGATTAATATGTTCAACAGCAGCCTTACGAAAGTCACCGTTGTTTACGTGATCAACCCATTTCTGAGAGGTAACCACTCCAGTGTCCTTATTGGTGTTAGTCAAGTCACCACGATAAGCAGAGTCAACAAGAGCAAGCTGAACCTGAGGGTGTAGTCTTGCGTATTTAGGTACACGACTCTTAGCCTCATTGGTCTTTTCTGTCATAGCCCTAAGTGGTGAGGGGTCAGCAACATACTCAGCTGTAAGGCCTACGCCTGTGGTTAAGATACCTGAGCCATCTAAATAGAAGTTTGGATTGTACCCTTCTTCACCAGAAAGATGAGCAAGTAAATCTTTGTATTCCGATGTAACATCAGTGTAAACTTCAGCTGTTTTTAAAACTGCATCGGTTCCTCTCACTGTACCACTTGGGTCTAAGATTGGAACTTTACCTGCAGCTTCCATAGTGTCAAGTGCTGCTTTATTATTAGCCCAAGTCTCTTCATTAGATTTAACTTTACCTTTTCCAAACGTGGAATCAAGCCTAGTTTGCAAATCTTTAATTTGTGTAGCAGTTGCCATTATATACCCCTTACTTTCCTGAGTTAGCAGCTAACATCATTCCACCAAGTACCAGTGGAGCAAACGGACCTGCTGCTAGTGCCATAGGAGCTGCTGCTGCTGCTGCACCTGTACCTGCTGCTGCTGCACCTGTTACTGCGGTGGCTGCGGCTGCTTCTGCGGCTGCTGCTGCAGCTACCTCTGCTGCTATTGCAGCCTCTGCACCACCTGATGCCATAGCACTAAACCCAGCTGCTGGACTTGCACCCATAAGAGCTGTTGAACCCTGTGCTACTGTATTTGCTGCTGTTGCTTGTTGGGCTGCTATGGCCCCTTCAGCACCGCCAAACATACCTGACGGTGAAACAGCTGTACCCATAGTGTTGGATAGCTCACTGACAGGTATGTTTGATGGCGATTGTGGTGATTTAGTTAAAGCACTCCACGCATCCTTACTACTGTCAACCAAATAGTTACCTGCACTTTTTGCCATAGGTGAAGTTACAGCTTTTTCTACTAGAGTTGGAGCTATTGTTTCCATAAGTCCGGGATTATCGTGCATAGCTACGTTAGGAGTAGGAAGCCCTTGCACTTGAGGAGCCTTACCCATCTGCTGTTGTTGTGTCATCTGAGGGGCAAAGGGATTAAATCCAGCCATTACTTACCTCCAGTTTTAGTAGTTGTTGTTTCCTTAGGTGCAATACCAGAAAACAAACCAATCTGTTGTGCAAGAGCTGTGTATGGTGCATCAGCACGTGCTTGGTCTTGTGCCTGTTGTGCCTGACCAATCATACCCATTGTCTGTGCACCTTGACCTTGAACACCCAGAGCAGAATTAAGGTTAGCCATTTGGTTCTGTTGAACTTGTTGATCAATACCTGCAAAAGAAGCAGCTAGGTTATTCTCAATACCACTCTGGTTCAAAGCCTGACGAGAACCACCAAGAGCACCACGTTGTCCAGCCATACCTTGAGAAGCACCTAAAGCACCTTGTGCATCTAATAAGGATTGTGCCCTCATGCCTGATAGATCTACGGGTTGGTTGGCAATGTTCATCATGTTAGTGGCAATACTTGTCTGGTTATTAGCTGCTGCTAGTCCAGCTCTCTGTGCATCTAGTCCTGTTTGGGTAAACCCTGCAACTTTACCTAGTTGTCCAGAGTCATACATACCCTTGGCATCTGCCATCATACCACTGATCTGTGGCTTGTACTCTTGGGCAAAGCCAGAAGTAGTCGTCTGAGTTTCTGGGCCACCACCACCACCGCAGTGTGCAATATCTTCTTCAGCATGGTAGGTGATATCACCATGAGAAAGTACTTCTCCTGTAGACATGTCAAATGTCATGCCATCATAAATCTTTACTAGTTTAGACATCAAAGGTCTCCTTTAAACTCTTTCTCATTGTTGTGTATCGTTCTTTCCACCCAGCTTTTTCAAGTGGTTTTAGTAGGCCTCTTCGACCTGTAAACTCTAAACAGTCAATCTGAGGGAACTTACTCATTTGTGTAGCAAACTCAGTAGTCCACTCTGTCAGCTTATCATTGGTCCTACCGCCAAGAGTTATGATGTGGAGTGACACAAAGTTGTTGTACTGTATTAGTCTTGTAGTTCCAATCGCAACAAACTTACCATCATCAAAGACCTCCCATACATGGAAGTTCTGAGGATCTGATACAGCTCCTTGGATTATCTGTTGTGTAGTCCATTCGCCTGAGCTATGTTTTAATGCAGACTCTATGAATGGTTTTAGGCAATGGTATTTTATAAGTATATCTTCACCCACTACTTGTATGATCTCAATTGACATGTTTAGTTATTCCTGTAAATATTTAATGTTACGATTCTAATGCTGTAATTCTATTAGCAAGAGAAACTAAGTCAACTTCTATACCACCTGAGTTGGGGTCAGCAATAGATACAAATCCATTACCACCATTACCTCCTCCAACAGAGGATGCATATCCAGTTACTACGTTTTCTTCTGGGCCTTGAAGGAAAATATAAGGGATTATACCACCTGCAGCACCAGCCCCTCCAGTTCCTACAAATGATTTAACACTCTGGGTTCCAGTAGGTATTGTAAATTGTTGACTTATAGTAGCACCTGCTGGTGCAACACTACCTGCTGCTCTCATACCTACTTGGTTAAAGTAACTATTACCGCCACCGCCTCCACCACCACCACCTCTAGAGCCATTGCCAGCGTCTGGAAGAGCACTTTGGCTATTTTGAACACCTTGGCCAGCTCCAGCCGAGTTAGATTGTGATGATGCTTGGCCATTAGGTCCTGCAACGCCAGCCGAACCAAATGCAAAAGAGGCTCTAGTACCTCCAGAAGCTTCAAATCTAGAGGTGCCACTAATATTTAACAAATTACCAGTTACGCTGTTACTTACAACAGGTCCACTGTAAAATTCAATCCAAGAACTTGTACCTGAATTACCAACCCTAAGGCCTGTGTTATTAATATTAGGTACCATAGTATTTTGAGCACCTGCACCGCCACCTATTATAATTACAGATATAACAGTAGTGGCAGGGGCTATGCTGGTTGCATAAAATCCAGGGTTTGGTAATTCTAAAGCAGTACCTGCAGAGCCTGTATAAATCCTAACATTATTAAGTGCCATAATACCTGTACTATCTGCGTAAATACCACTGCCACCTGCACCTACACCAGAGGATATATTAAATCCTGATATTGAATTACCATTAGCATCTAGTGATTTACCATAGAAAGAACCAGCTGCTGTATCTGCTAATGAAGTCTTCCCAAATATAAGTCCAGAAGTGTTACCCGTAAACGCTATGTTTTCTGCTATAGTAATCTTATTAGCGGTTACAGCACCTGCTGCTATTTTATCGGAAGTAATTGCACCTGCATCTATCTGAGTTGCAGTTATTGAGTTAGCCTGTATCTTGTCTGCACTGACCGTACCTGCAACTACAAGGGAACCGTCAATAGTTTCACCAGCAGACACCCAAGTACTAACACCAGACACCTGTGTAAACTTACCTGATAACACAGCATCATCGTACTTGATAACACATACAGTGCCATAGCCTAGTTCTATTTGATTAGAGTAAGGCCTACCTGTAAAAGATTGTGCTGCAATTATAACATCAGCAATCCAAACAGAGTCATTGAGTGTTGGTGCATTAGAACCTGCTTTAACATAACGTATCAGAGGGACACCTTTTTCCATAGGTTTAACTGGGTATAGTTCCCAAGGACCTACCTTACCATCAATAGTAAACCTATCGGCAAGCCAGAATGTGTTTGATGTTGCACCACCTAAAACCCAAGTGACCCCTTCAACAGGGTTACTGGGTGTTCCCATGTCTGCACGAAGTCCTGTATTTTCAGAACGATATCTTTGCAAAGAAGATGGTGAAGAGTTTATGTTAAACCATTGGTAATGGGTAGAGTTTGTGGATGCTACTAAGCCACCCCACCAAAGTCCTCTAAAAGCTTTAAGAGATCCATTAGGGTTTATTGGGTCAGTGCTAAAGTTGGTTACTTGATTCTGAGCAGTAGGTGGTATAGTTGAAACCGCATCTGCATATCTTACATGAAGAACTGAAGTATCTATTGCCCATACGCCACTTGAGAACAACCACAAGTTATTTGTAGTTGCATTATAATGTGTGTCACCTTCTGTGAAGGATCCATCTAGTGGGTCTACACTGGAGAGGTAGTTGCTTTCTTTACTGGAAGGTCTACGTTCTAAAGACTTTAACCTTCTCTGTAATTCTGTTTCACTTATACTAGCCATATCCTACCTCTTACCTTGACCCTTTATACCAAACTGGAGGGTTGTTAACTTAGGGTTATTTGTACCGTTCATTGTAACCCTTAAGTTCATGAACCTTCCCGACTCTCGTACGTTTACCTTATGATCACTTGCAGGATCAAAGGTTTTATCATTAGAGTTAAAGCTTGTGTTTAGATCAGACTCTGTCATCTTTGTACTAGAACCTACAAGAGAAATCTTAAGTGACCCTTTAGATTCTGGGTACATTGTTGCAATGTCTTTGAATATACTTGTGTTTTCCATAGAGTCTTCAATTCTTGTAAAGAACCCTGAGGTTATTAACACAGTGTTAGATAAAGAGTGTATACCTGATGTACCCTTAGCTGCATAGATTTGTAAAGAACCATTTAACTCTGCTTCCCACATATCTGAAATGTTAGGTAGCGTTCGTATGTGTACCTTCTGGTCACTGTAGTTAAATACAAAAGCCTTGTTACAACCAAAACCTGTAGTCCCTTTCTCTCTGAAACAGAACCACACTTCTTTATCTCTGGTCTGTTGGAATACAAAGGACCTTTCTTTATCTGAAGAGCTTACCAAGTTGAACATAGTTTCTTGGAATAAACCTTTTGCAATGTCTTGTCTTGAAGACTGACCATCGTGAAGATACACACCATAGTTACCTACAACCAAGTGTTGTGAGTCACCTATGTTTGCAAAGCATCTTGTTGAGTACAGGCCATCGTCTTCAAATATAGAATCAAATCGTAGTATAAAGTTATCACCTGTTTCAGATACCCTGACAACAGAGTCAGACTTGTAAGCAATAAAGAACTCACCCAGCTGACCACCATCAAGTATCCTTCCGGGGGTCTGTGTTAAGAATGCATCACCAGCTGTATTTACAGTTGATGCTTGCCACGTTACACCAGCTAAAGAATCTATTGTTGTTATGTGAGAAGACCATGCGAAGTCTACGGGATATGCTTCATCATCTGCAAGGCTAGCTGTATTCTTATCATCAAAGAAACTCATAGCTACCAGACGGTTTTTATAAGGTCTCATTATACGAGAGTACTGTGTACCAGCCATAGCTGACCAATTTGGTAGGTCAACTAAGTTACCATTTGTTGTTGCATCTGCAGATATGAATTGTGGATTACCAGTTCCTGGATTACATATTAGTATTCCATTAAACACAAATAATTGTGGTGGGTATTGAGTGTCTATCTCAAAGTTAGCAGCTGAAGTTGAATTTGTTATTTCTGCATGAACAGATGTACTAGTGTTGTATACAAACACACGACCCTTAGTACCTGTTGAAGACGCTGTGTCTTTTAGTACATAAGCAATGTTTAAGAAAGAAGAACCTGCTGGGGTCCATTGGGTAACAGACATTACTTCACCAGCAGAGTATCCTGATGGAAGTCCTATAGAAGCCACAAAGGCATTTACACCTTGGACAGATCCATCCTTAACTCTAATGTTTAGGCAGTCATTCCAAGCCCCTTGTGGGAGAGCATGTGCAGGTATATCTGTGATTAGACCCACAGCTGAGAAATCAATCTCTGGTGTTATTTGAAATGGCATATTGCCTCCTGTTTATTATGAGTCTCTTAACATGAATGCTGCACCTGTGACTAGACAGGCTATAAGTAATCTTACAAACCACTCGTTGGTTCCACTAGATTTAGATACAACAGCTAGTTTAACAGAGTGCGCATCTATAGCTTCACTGTGTTTATTTAAACGTTTATCTTGTATGTTGTTGTGGAAAAGAAGACCGTCAATCTTAGTGTCTATCTCTACAAGTTTTACCATAGCTTCTGCTAGCTTATCTAGCTTAGCCTCCAGCCTATCAAATCGTGCATCCATCAAGTCAAACTCCTTGTATTGTAGGTCACTTAAGTTTAATCCCACCTAACTTACCTGATACTAATTTTGTAAGTAATCCACGCATACCAAATTTAACTACGTATACACCGATAACTAAGTACTGATACCAATCAGGCATTGAAGCAAAGGACTCAAATGCCGCTGTAACTTCTGCTTGATAACCTATAAAGGATGCTGCAATAGGTACTAGCAGTAGTGCAATCATTACTTCATCAAGCAATGACTTGTCCATCTGTTGCATAGCCACCAGATCTAAATTAAAGTCTTGTGTCTGTCCATCATCAGCCAGCTTGTTAGCTGCCCTAGCACCTGCTGTTTTAACATCAGCATCTGCTTGTATTCCTACAATGGCTGCTGCTGACTTAGCCTTTGCCACTTGGTTCTTACCGTCAAGGTATGTTTTACCAAGGCTGGCAAGGGGATTTAAAAAACTTAAAAAACCCATAGTTAATCCCTCAGTTCAAAGTGAGGCATGTCTTGCCATGATTTCCACAGGCCACCCCACTTAAGTTCATAGCCCAATTGAGCTGATGCCTGTAGCATTGCTGTAGCTACTAAGGCTAAATGTAGTTTGTCCCATGATGCTTTACCATCAACGTAAGCATACACATCAAGTGCTTTACCTGATTGGTGGTATGACTTACCATTGACTCCGTCTGCTTTTGATACTCCATCTGCAAATAGCTTGGCTTGATCTTCTGTTGTGCGAAGTCCACCAGTAGATGGAATACCAAAGTCAATGTTAGACAGTTTAATAGCTACCTCTGCTACATCAATAAGACGGTTATCAACCCCTTTCATATTGTTAATACTGTTATTGCTTAGTTTAAAGCTCATGTTATAAGTTACCTTTTATGTAAATTAATAAGCCAACAAATACTCCTAGAAAAAGTATAGTTAATAGTGTTACTAGAAAACCTGTCTCTACATTCTTCTGTATCTTTTTAGCTCTTACTTTTTGTTTAGTTGCAATAGCTTTTTGTTTCCTAAAGAACTCTTCTCTAAATTGTTGATACTTATAATAGCCCTGTATTTCCTGCTTGTTTAACATCCAAGCCAATTCTTTTT